GAAAGAGCACAAGGTTCTGCTGACCTAACTCCAGACTGGTATGCTAATGAGTTAAATTCAGAGTTATCAAAAGTTGCAGAAACTCGTTTACCTGAAATAGGAGAACTTTGTTTCTTTTCATACTCTGCTCAGTTTCCAGAGAAGTATCCTTTCTTTGATCGTAGACCACTTGTATATGTGATGGAATATCAGAATGATAAACTACTTGGAGGTAACTTACATTATCTAAATCCAAGTTACCGTGGCACAATTGCAAAGAACCTCATAAATAGGGTAGGTGCTATACTACCAAAGAAGACATTACACAGATATTTTTTTAGTAACATCGGAAACATTTTTATTATTCCACCTGACCCCGAAGAGTATGCAAGTGTTGCAGAATTAGTAACTGAGAATTTTTCTAATAAATACGGACAGAAGGTATCAGCACAAAAGGCTTGGGATTCAATTTAAATGGCACATTTAGGCACATACAAAGTAGGTGAAATTACGTACGATGCACATACTGGGCAAGCAATTGCAGGTACAGATAGTGTCAATACTGAATTTGTAGACGAATATAATAGCACATATCAAGAGGTTAACCTTACACCTTATTCTCAACTTCAAGATAATGATAACGCATTTGGAGATCAGCAAGCCTCATTGTTCACTAATGGTAATGGTGATGCAGCACTTACTTTCGACGGTGCTAATGAAGGTACTGCAACTACGTTTCCTCCTTTATATGATTTTGAAAAAGGTGAATTTACAAATCTCGGCACGGGTTTCTACACAAAACAAATGGCAGGTTCTTCTCAAGAAGAAAAAGATGCTTACTTAATTCAAGTAGAAAATGAACTTAAATCAGCATTGATTGCTGATTATAATAAAAGAAAATTATCAAATCCAAATGCAAAACCAAATCCACTATTAAATCTTAATAGCATGGGTGAAATTCAAGGTGCAGGTGATCAAGAGGCTTCATTTCAATTTCCTGAATTTGGTAAAGTAGATAAGATATTACAACAACTAAGTTTAAGAAATCTAAAATATCCAATTGATGCTGACTATGGTAACACACAAGATTACATACAAATAAATCAATTTTCATATAGACCACCAAATGATTTAACATATTTTCCAAGACCACAAGGTACACCTGGCACTGATGATTACAAATCATCTAGGAGAGTAGGATTTGATAATGCTTTAAGGACAGCTGGACTGGGGATTCGAACAGGGACACCAAAAGAAAAAGCAATTGGTCTAGTCAAACTACCGATGCCAAACAGTTTGGCAGATTCAAACAATGTTTCTTGGGGGCCTGACCAACTCAATGCACTAACTGCTGCTGCCACTTCAGCAGTAATGGGAACATCTAACTCAGCTTTAGATGGAGTGCTTAAATTTCTTGCAGAAGCAGAAGGTAAAGATTTTGGAGAACTTCTTTCTTCAGGACTTAGTGGAGCTGGAGGTTTTCTTAAAAACACAGCTGAAGATCTTGGTGATGCGATAAAAGGGGTTGGTGGTGTTCGTGCTGCAATGAATAGTTCAAATATAAATCTTTTAGGTAAAACAGTTCTTGGATCTACTTTACTTAACTTGATAGGGTTTCAAGTATCACCTGAATCAATTCTTGCAAGAGGAGCAGGTGTAATTCCAAATAATAATCTTGCTTTACTTTTTAATTCACCTACTTTAAGAGAGTTTACTTTTAGTTGGAAGATGAGTCCACGTAGTCGTGAAGAAGCAACCAGAGTCAACAACATACTTCGCTTCTTTAAACAAGGTATGGCAGCAAAAAAATCTAATAATAGCACTGGAGGTGGTGGTGCATCTTTTTTCTTAGGAACACCAAATGTTTTTGATATACATTTTAAGACAGCAAAGACACAAGATTATGAAATTTTAGATCGGAATGATTCTGTATTAAGAATTAAAACTTGTGCTTGCACTGGTGCTGCAGTTAACTACACACCAGAAGGAATGTGGAATGCCTATGAAAAAGGTCAACCAACTGCAATTACATTAACACTTAGATTTAATGAACTTGAACCAATCTTTGATACTGATTATGATAATAATTACTTTAATTTTGATCCTCAGAGAACTGATTTACTTCCAGTTCCAACAGATGCGGTGGGTTACTAATGGCATATTTCCAAGAACTACCAAATATATTATATCCATCTTTACTTCCCTCTAGGAATAAAGTTGAAAGTAAAGTTATCGTCAAAAATTTATTTAAAAGATCTAAATTAAGAACAGATTTAGATCAGGCAATCACTGCTTTTAATTATTATGATATCAAAGATGGTATGAGACCAGACATGGTTGCACAAGAATTATATGATAATCCCGAATTAGATTGGGTGATATTAACATCAAGTAATATCACTAATATAAGAAATGAATGGCCGTTAGATCATAACGATTTACAAGAATATATGTTAGAGAAGTATGGATCGGAGGCAAGAATAGCAGAAGCTGAAATTTATGAGACAAGAAAAATATTAGATGAGTATAATCGTGTTGTGATGCCTGCAGGTTTACGGGTTGATAAAAATTTTAGTTTTCAATATTTAAGTTTTTCTGGTCAGGTAATAAAAGTTCTTTCAAATCAAGTAGTGGCACCAGTTACAAATTATCAACTCGAAGTTAGACTCAATGATCAAAAAAGAAGAATAAGAGTATTAAAATCTGAATACTTATCTGCGTTTATAAGTGAGCATAGAGAAATTATGTCATATGATAAATCCTCAGATTATATTTCAAAGGGATTGAAGGGAACATATAATCCAAGAATATCGGGGGTATAAAAAAAACCCACCTTGCGGTGGGTTGTGGGTCTTAAGAATTGACTA